TAAAGGTAAAATTTTAGAAGGTATACCAAATGAATTTACAAGGGCTCTAATACCTCTTTCAGTACCTTTTGCTTTTGTTATTAATGGTAAGTTGTGGTAAATTCTCTTATATACTTCTTTAAGGTAATCGTCTTTTGCAAGAGGTTGTAAGTAGTCACTACCGGAACCGGAAGTTGCTAATACTATCTCATTTACTACCTCACTACCTGTTTGGTAGCTTTCACCTGTAAAAAGTGACATTAAGTCACCTAAATTTTGATTACTATTATAAAGTTTAAAACCTAATGATTCAACAGCATCTCTTACTAAGTCTTTTGATATACCAAAATTAAGTCTATTATCACCATCGTACTTATCTGAGACTGCTTTAAAGTAAATCCATAAATTATCAAAATGCTGAGCAATCATATGTATAAACATCACATATGGTTCATTGTTTTGATCGTCCCTAATAAAAGAAGGAATTGTATTACTTAATATGTCAAAGTTATTCTCATCAAAATTTTGAGCAATAACAATTTGGTCGTTATACCAAGATATAGCTTCGTTGGTCGAAGAAGATTGATTTATATACGGTTTTATTGAGTTACTCTTAGGCCATGCGTAGGAACCACTCTCATAGTATAAGTACCTGTCGTAGTGGTCAAAATTACGCACTATGCCGTCAATAAGTCCTTCATAATAACCTATACTACCGGATACCCCTAATTTGGTGTAACCTGTGTTTTTAATCGACTCTATACTGCCATTGTAGCTATCAATTAAATCAACTTTATATTTGAAGTTTCTTAACCTTTCCTCAGCCGAACTAAAGTGTATAAAGTTTGAATAATCTTTATGGTCTATAGATACATCTACGCTTTTTTCACTAAACAGTGACCTAAGTTGGTAGTATGAACTAGTTACAGGGTAACTAAATAACTCGTTGTAGTCAAAGTACTGAGTTGGGTTATTGTTTTCCTGTACTTCATCTACATTAAAGTTAGGACCTTTTAATCTAGGAAGTTTTATTTCATCTTCCAGAATTTGAGTTGAAATGTCAAATAGTAAACTATCACTTACTTTTTCATTTATTGAGAAAGTGTCTTTTATACTTATGTTACCAGGTAACGGTTCGTATAACTTTATTACCACACTTAAACCAGACGATATTTGTTCAGTGGTTATGTTGATGGCTAGTAGATCGTCTTCAGCAAATGTAACATTAAACTCTGAAAAGTATGAAGTACTGTTTAGCTTATTTGCTATTTCAGTAGTAGTGGTTCTTATTTCATCTGGTGTCAGACTTAAACATAATGCTCTAATTTCTGTTCTATCTGGTGAAATACTTTCTATATAGAACTGGGTAAGTTTAGCTTGTTTGTTGTAAAGATCGTCTATAAATTTATAGTACAGTCTTACATCTCCATTTGCATATCCTAAATCTTCAGCATCTTTTATAGGGTCGATAGTAATATTCGATGCACCGTCTTTTCCTGCTGAAGTAGCACTTTGTAGTAAACTGAAACTATTATATTGAGGTAGGAATTCTAAAAGGGTGTTATCAACTGAATAGACTGATAACTGCATGATATGAGTACCTACAATAAAGGAATTGTTTATTGAAAAAGATTCAATAAGTTTTTTATCCTTATCGTCTATTGTAGAGTAACTTGTTAAAGTTTCTACCGGTAGCTGTTTTACAGTGTACTTTTTATGGCTCATACTACGTTGAAGGTGTATTTGCTTCTATTAACTGTTGTTGATACTCTAGTATTTGTGCTCTTAGGGTTGATATTTCATCTAACAATGGTTGAATATCCTCAGTGTCTTTTTCAAAATTAATTAGTTCACTACTTCTTTTTACTAAGTACTCATGTGAAGCACCTTCACCTTTTATAGGTATGTCGTAATATAACTCTTCATAAAGAGCAAAAAATTCTTGAACAGTTACTTGTTCTTCTACAGCAGGTGGTTGAGCAAAGGTTTTAAACTCTCTGTCAACAACTGTGTTAAACTGAGTGCTATCGTAAACTGTTTTAGTAATTTTAACCTCATTAGCCATGTCTTGTTACCTTAAAAATATTTTTATTATCAATAACAATTGTACTATCTGATAAAGTTGTTTTTACTAACAACCTATAAAACCTTTCAGGTTTAAGACTGTTCATATATACTGTAAAGTAACTACTTATGTTATCGGCACTTATTTTTGTATAGTCGCTAAAATCTACTATCATCTCACCACTAAACTCGTCTTTTATACCCCAATAACTTTGCTGAGGAAGTTTATATTCCGTTAAGTAAATTGAACTAGTGGTAAAAGTTCTTGTAGGGTATTTAGGTCTGGCAGATAATCTAAATTTAATAGAATCAGAATCTGCGTATTTTTCTTTATGATTTTTTATAGTAACGGTAGCTATATCAGTATCTAGTGGAGTAAGGGGAGAATCATACGAACTGTCGTCCCATTTAAATTCTAAGTAGGGAGGAAAAATAGTGTTTGTATCTGAGCTAAAATATTTTAAATTTATTGAAGCTGTGGTGTTATTTTCAAAAGTATCTTCTAATTTTACTAATATACCGTCATTGTAACTTGCTGTTTGATTAGTTACTATGTTGGTAACATCTATTGATAAATCGTTACTATCGTTTAGATATTTTGTGATACTACCTGTAATAGAAGTAGTATAATCACCTCCTAGTGTACTCCACTGCGTTGATTGTGCATCTCTATATTTCCAACTTACACCTGTAGTGTTATAAGGAGCATCATCTTTCTTACCGGTACCGTTAATCCAAGAACCACTTATTGGGTAAGCTTCAACTGTGTATGATTGAGGTAATTCACCAGCATTGGCTAATTTTAATTCTAAACTAGCAGACCATTGACCGGTAACTTTACTGTTTAGTGTAGAAATAATATCACCTGTGTTAAATTTTAATAAAGAACGGTTAGTTCTACCTTGAGCTGGATCGATAGGGTCTGGGTATCCTCCTATTTCAAGAATTTCATCTCTACCTGCATTACCGTATTTACCAGTTATGGATGATTCATTCCAAATGGTTGTGTCTTTTTCAGGAAAAATTCTATATACTGCCATCTTATAGTGTTGTTACTCGTCCTTCTATATCTTCGTTAGGAAATTTAATTTCAAATATACACGGATCATATGAAGGATAGACAACGTTATTTTTTGTTGCACCTTTTACATCATATTCAAACTGTGAATACTTTCCTCCAGCTTTATTTTCTACTATTATATTTTTTACTGTTTGTACCCCTTTTATTTTATCCAACAGTGTGTATACATCAGATAAGTTAATAGGTTGGTTAATACTCCATTTGTTTGTATTAAAGTAATCTTGTAATTGTATATTACATGCAAGTAAAACGTCCCTAGGATTAGCATTTGGAGTTATCAATATATCGTACTTTATTCCAATGTTTACTACAAAAGCATCCTTTATGTCAACAGCATCTGTTACTGGCATAAATGGTGCTATATAAGTCTTGAGGTTGTTTTTTAACTTAGCAGAAGCGTTAGTTAACTTGCCATCAAAGTCGTAAGCTAAAACATATAAAGAGATAGCTAAAGGATTAGTCTCTGTCATAGATAATCCAGGTCTGCTACCTTCTTCTTGGATTGCAAATGCCTTAGCGATGCTACCGTATTTAGAAGGTAGAGATAATGCTCTTACTGTATAGTCCGGTAATGTTACTGTACGTTGTTGTTCAGCAAATGCTCTTAATGAATTTTGTCTTAACTCTTCTACCGTGTCTCCATCTTTACCGCCAGATGCCGGTTGTTCGTTGTTGAATGTTAACGTCCCTTGGTAAGTAGTGTCCACTGCTGAGGTGTTTACTGTCTCTACAGTAGTTATAGTGTTTGAAGGAACATTAGAACCTACTCCACCTCCTGTAAGATATCTTATAGTTAATGTTGTGTTAGAAGGAGCTAATCCGTATGTATCTGTAAATACTATGTTGGTTGGATCGTAAGCTTTAAACAATTCGTTAGCAGTTGTATAAGTAGAATTGTCTCTAATTACCGTTGGGTTAGGTACTATATCTTCATCATCTTGTCCTGAAATCCCAGATCCAAATTGTATTTGTAAAACTCCTTTTGAAGTAAATCTAGTTACAAATCTTCTAGTTACTTTTTGTAGTTTAAGTATATTAGGTACAATATTGTTGTCACCACCTAAATTAGAATCACTTTTAAACACCGTCTCTTGACCTAAAAAAGGTACTTCAGTCCACTCATTACCGTCGCTGTCTGTGATATCTAATATACCTATAATATCACTATCTTCTACTTCTACTGTTGCAAATTTTTCGGCTACTGTAAAAGTTTCCGTAGTTGTTTTTATCTCAGCTGATATTGCAGTAGTTTGTTTGGTTAATTCATATTCAGCAGGATTACCTTCATCTAATGAATGTATTTGTATATCTGTTGGATCGTACGAACTACTAAATGTAAAGTCAACAGGCTGTGTTGTTAAAAATCTTGGATTACTACCTACAGTAGATTTTATACTTGCATTTTGAGATATCTTTAATGCTTGATCCCAGTTAGGTGTGTAGTTTAATCCTACAGCAGCTACTCTTTGTTTAACGGTTAAAGTAGCTTCTGCTACACTTGTTACACGGGGTGTGTACCCCATCATGTAGGCTAAGGTATAAAGGTTGGCTGGTTCTTTTGCGTACTGTAAAAATGTCTCTTGAATTTGTGTATCTTGGTAAAAAGATAGCATATCACCAACATATGCTGCCATTTCAATAAACATCATACCTGGTGATGTAGGTGAGAAGTCGTTGTAACTGTCAGGAAAGTAGTTTTTAGCGTATTCTACTAATGACTGTTTTAAGTCTGAAAACTCTTTATTAACGTACTTTATATCTCTTTGCTCAGCCATTACTGTTCAAAATTAATTATTACTTCATCATCTATATTAGAATCAGCTATTTGGTATTTTAATGTAAACTGAACAGTATTACTGTCAGGTACTCCTACTGTTGATATTTCAGTAGGTATAACTTTTGGAAAATAAATACTTATATCGTCTCTTATCTGTTTGTCTATTTGAAGTGTTTTTTCTTCAGTTAGTTGGTCGAAAAGTAAAGCTCTTAATCCATTTCCAAATGTTGGATTGAGATACCTTTCCCCACGAGCTGTTAAAAAGTAGTTTATTATATTTGTTTTTATTGCGTCTTTAGATTGGTAAGTAGAATTGAATACACTTTTACCTGAGAAAGGAAGTGATACTCCAACTGCTTTTCTCGGTTGTAAGTCTATAGGGTCAATTCTTTTTACCTCAAATGCCATTATAATGCTCCTACTCTTTGTTTATCTTTTTTCATTGCACCATCTAAGACCGCTTTTGCTTTATTGACAAAAGCTAGTTTACTGATATCTATACCAGGCATTGGACCTTGGTTTTCCATAGTCATTTGAGTTGCCATAGATTGAGCAAAATTAGGTTTTTGTACTCCAGGACTGCCTAATATTTGAGCTGCGTCCTGTGAAGTCATTTCCTGTTTAGTCATATTAAGCATTTCATCTAACGTGGCTGATTTACCTACAGACCACTTCTTAGGTTGTGCTTTTGGTATTTCTTGCATCTGTGTAGGAGTTGAAGCATACTTGACTGCTTCATTCATTACTTCTTGTAACTCCTCCTTAACAGCTGCTCTCACTTCTTCACGTATGATTTTTCGTAGTTGATCGAGTTTCATATTTATAAATAGTTTGGTTAAGAAAGTTGATTATCTAATCTAAATTTAAGTTCGTCTAATAAAACACCTACATCAGAAGCAAAAGATTTAGCTCCTTTTAATACAGCTACTCCTTCGTTATCGAGAGCTACTGCAAATCTTTGTGGTGCAATGGCTGGTGAATCAGGTACATTTCTAATTTCCAGTTTATATTTTTCTCCATTCGGTCCTTCGTAAAAAAATCTACCGTCATTTTCTTGATCTCTTGGAGGCGGTATTTTAAAACTTGTTAACGTTGATGTGAGATCGTTCTTTATAGGGTCAGAAATACCATCTGCTGATTGTAGGTTTCTTAATAATTCATCTAACTTATTATTAAAGTTAGTTAAACTGCCTTCAGAAGGGTCTGTAGTACTATCACCTGATTGTGCTTTTTTTATATCATCTGCAATTTTATTTGCTACATCTACAACAGATTGTCCTGTTTCGTTAGCTATATCTCTCACACTTCTAGTATCGTCACTCGATACACCTATAAACTCAGGTATAAGGTTTGAAAGTATACCTTCTCCTTCATCGTTAATGAACCCTAATTCAATCATTTGTTCGATTGTCAGTTCATTATTTTCAATTTTTTGTTGAACTGCTTTTTCAATTTCACATACTCCAACAACGGTGTTAACTCTACGTAGAACATTGTTAAGTGCATTAACTTGAATATTAGGAGTTTTGAGAGCTGCTTCTAATGCTTTTATTATTTCATCTATCTGTTTAATAAACTCTTTTATAAGGTGCATTATGTCAGCAAACTTCGTTGTAATGCCAACAGGTATACCGAAACCAGGTGGAATAGATTGAGGTATTGGTATAAGTAAAATTAACTTTAATGCTTTTTTTAACGCACTTAAAGGTACTCTTAGTTTTTTAGGAAGTCTTCTAAACTTGTTTAATCTTTTATCTATACCGGTAAGTGCATTGCTTAAACCTTGTATTTTATTTTTGTCGTTATTTTTAAGTGCATTACAACCCTGAGAACGTAGTCTATCTTGAATAGTAGAAGTTTGTTCTAAAAGTTTAGCACCTAACTCACCCTGAAGTTTGCCTATTATTACTGCAACTCCTCCTGATAAACCGCTTTCTGGTATATTAACGTATGGCATTATAAGTTATCTACGTACACTTTTCTTGAGTGTAAATTTTTTAAAGTTTTTGAAAGTGTCTTTATTATTGGTTGAACTGCTTTTGCTGAAGCAACATTGGCAGCAACATATGCAGGGGGTGGTCCAGGAGTACCTAATGAGTTTAAAAGTATGTCTAATTGTGAACATAAATTTTCTAACCATGCGGTAGTTGAATCTCCTTTCAATACTGGTTCGGTTTCTTCTTGAGCACCAGAACCTAAGTATATTTTTTTAGCATCTAACGATACAAACTTTTCTCCATCTATACCTACATACTCTGCATTTATACCTACATTTATTTTAGATGAGAGAAAAATACCTTCATCCTTAGCATTAAAGTAAATTCTTCCAGAATCTATAATTACCTGTCTACCTTTGTACTCATCTGCTTTTTCAGGTTCTTGATCCCACGCATCTCTCTTTTCATTTGCCTGGGTCAATTCTATTGTATGATCTGAAGTAAGGTAAATTGACGAATCATCATCATTAATATCTTCAACAACTGATTCCATTGCATCGCCAGCTTCTTTTTGGCCTGCTTTTATAATTACATACGGTTTACCGTTGTTATCGTCATCCGAAAATATATTACTATCGTAGTTGGTACCACCAAATCTGATTGTGTTACCATGTCTACCTTCAATGGTTACGTCACCTGGGAATAGTTGTAAAGGGTTTACCTTAGTTGTTTCAACAAAGTATTCACCAAAGTCATTATCATCCGTAACTGGTGATGCAGCATGATGGGGGTGGTTCCATATTTCTAAACAACGTTTCCAATATATTTGACTTGCACCTGCACTATTGGTTCTGTCGTAATTAGGTCCGTATTCAATTTCAACCAACTCACCTACTAGTGGGGTGTACTTAAGTGCTTTAAGGTTACA